TTAAAATTCTACAACAAATGGTATCTCAAGGTGCTGGTGACGAAGAGATTGAAGCTTTCCTACAGCAAGTAGGTATAACCATGGAAGAACTACAGCAAGCTAGAGAGATGTTTGGTATCTAATGAATATGCAACAAATGTTAGGTGAATCTGGTCGTACCATGTCAAACATGGATAGATCTATAGCATCTGGTATGGGATCATCTATGTCTCAAAACGAACCACGATTTGAAGAAAGACCACCTGAACTACAAATATTTACCTTAAACTCTTCTATTAACAACCTTATGAAGACTTATGAGATGATGGTACGTAACCAAGACCTACAAGGTGCACAACAAGTTGCCAATCAGATTGATCAAATAGAACAACAAAAGATACAGATTCAAAATCAAAATGTTCCTCAAGACAGGCAACAAATAGACGATATACTTCAATCTATAGCTAAATAGCCAACTATGGCTGCTAGAAGTGAAATACTCTCGGAACTTAAAACCAAGATAGCATCTGGCAATGTTAGTGACGCTTATCGTACTTTTGAAGAACTACCTGTCGTAGATCAGATAGCTGTCAGCATAGCTCCTGGTGTAGGAGATGTTTTAGCGGCCTATGAAGTAAAAGAGTTTGGCTCTAGAGCTAAAACTAATATTCAAGACAAAGATTACTTAGGTGCCGCAGGTAACATAGGCTTACAAGCCTTATCAGGCATAAGCTTAATACCATTGTTTAGATTTCTTAGAGGTGCTAAAGCTGTAACCAAGTCTGGTGCGAAAGCAGTAGACGTTCCACAAACCCCAAAGGAGCCGTTACAATTAGCACCACCTAAGGAGCCTAAGGTAGAATTACCCAAAGTAGAACCCTTCCAACCTAAAGGCATAGCAGAACTACAATACAATGTAGGTGAAGATCTAGCTCTATCTTCCAAAGCTAGGAAGTGGGTCAACGGCATGGAGCAAAACCAAATATCAACTTTAGGTAAGAAAATACAAGAGCTACCTGTAGAACAATGGGTTAAAAGATTAGAAGACGCTGGCATACCTAAAGGTGAGCTTAGATTGCTTAAAATTCTAGATGAATCTAACTCTATTCACCCTAAGTTGCTTAATGAAGCTGCTGGATCTAAAAAGATATCTAGAGGATTCCTTGATGATTACATGTCTAGATCACAAAGAGATGCTATACAAGTACGTAAGGTACAGGTTGATGATTATGAAGCTCCTGGACGTACTCCTGATTCTGTGCAAAGAAGCAATGAAATGCAAAAAACTTACTTTGTAAGAGGAGCTGGCGAAAATAGAACTAAACCAGACCATTATGCAGATCTTAGATACAGCGATGGGCTTACTGGAGATAAAGCTTATGTATTTGATGCAGTTGGTAGCTTTAAACCTGGAGCAAGATATACACAATACCAAGACAGTTTATCACCTCGAGACTCAGATATAATAGCTAAAGCTTTAAAAGAAATAGATATTTTAGATAATCCAGATGCTATAGGCAATAATATTTTTAGAATGCAATCTGATTTTCAAGGTGAAGTTGCCGATACCTATTTATCAAGAGCAAAAATTGCTAGATCACAAGCTGCTGATGTTTTATTCTCACTAAGTAGACTGCCTAAGGTTTATAGTGAGGCAAATACTTCTTTTGCTTCAAACCTAGAAGGTCTTTTAATTCAATCAGGTTCTCAAGCACGTAACGCACAACAAAATTTAAGACCAGAGTTTCTAGATGCTATAGCTAAGTCTGGTAAAGATAACGATGCAGCACTTAAAAAATACCTAGGTCCAGATTTATATAAAACTTATGTTGACGATACCTTAGGGGAAAGAATACCAGGTAAGTTTTTTGCACCTAACGATGCTATTGAAGAACTAGCAATGGTGTCAAATGCAAATTTTACTGATCTTATGACAAAAATGCTTGCTGATAAAGAAATAACTAGCCCTGAAGTATTAATAAAAAGACTATTTAGCGATGGACCTGATTCAAGAGCTAGTAAAGATTTAAAAAAAATATTAGCAGAGTATGGTGGTGAAGCAGAAATTGCACCTGTTATTAAGGAATTATTTACTAGAAAAAAAGCTATGGAAGCTATTAATGCAAAAATAATAGTTAAATCTCCAACAGGCTTTGTAGAGCCAGCAAAACAAAAAGAGTTACTTAAAAAATTAAAAGAATATAACTATCAAGTAGATGCCACCAATAAAGCTATAGCTGACGGTGCTAATATAGATGTAGAAAAAATAGCAGATTCCTTAGACTCAGATGCTGCTAGATTAGGCATTGATGAATTTACCATTTCCCCTAAAGATATTGAAAGAATCACAGGCAAACCTTTTACTGAATCTTTAAATAAAACTCCAGAAGATATATTTTATACGCTTGATAAATCTGGTAAACAAAAATACATTAATATTCCAAATAACCCTATGGATTTAAGTAAGGCTTACTTTGATGACATAGCAAACATACCTTACCTTAATACGTTTCCAATAAAAAACGGTGTTGATGTTTTAAAAAGAGCAGTTAGCATTAATGCAAAGGGACTAGGTATGAAAATAGACCCTTACTTTGATGGAGGCAAGTCTCAATATCATAAATTACCAGTTAGAACTAATATTTTAAAAAGTCATAAACAGAACAAAGATTTAATTTTTATAGGAAATCAACAAGGAGCAAGTGAAGGCTTAGACACAAGTTTAATAAAAGCTTATGAGAGTGGTCAGAAAGAAATTAAAAAAGTTCTACAAGAACTAGGTGTTAATGAAAAAGGCACACTTACAACGATTAAGGACACAGGAACTGAATTTGATGGGACTTACCTTAGATTTACTGATGAGCTTAAAGATGCTATAGAAAAACAAGGTATTAATGCTTTTAAAGACGGTGGGCCTGTTGATATTGATAAAATGTTAGCTGAACTATGAACCTAGCACACCTTTCAGATCAAGAGATAAAAGAAACCTTAGTTTTAAAAGAACGCTTGCAACTTTTAGAAATACAAAAAGATTGTCAAAATAGTTTTTTAAAGTATGTGGAATATATGTGGCCAGAGTTTATATGTGGCAGGCACCATAAAATCTTTGCACAAAAGCTAGAAGATGTTGCTAGCGGCAAGATTAACCGGTTAATTGTTAATATGCCACCTAGACATACCAAGTCTGAGTTCTGCTCAACCTATTTTCCTGCTTGGATTATGGGCAAACAACCTAATCGTAAGATCATGCAAACAACCCACACTGGTGAACTTGCTGTGCGATTCGGTCGTAAGGTCAGAAACATGATGGATACTGATGAATATAAAAGGATCTTTACCGAAGTAGAACTACAAGCTGATTCTAAGTCAGCAGGTCGTTGGGAAACCAACAAAGGTGGTGAATATTTCGCTGCTGGTGTCGGTGGTGCTATTACAGGTCGTGGTGCTGATCTATTAATTATTGATGACCCACACTCAGAACAAGATGCTTTAAGTCCTAGTGCGTTAGAATCTTGTTGGGACTGGTACACATCAGGGCCTAGACAGCGTTTACAGCCTGGTGGAGCCATTATTTTAGTTATGACACGTTGGAGTTCTATAGATCTAACAGCTAAGTTATTAGACGCACAAAAAGAATCAGCCGCAGATCAATGGGAAATTGTAGAGTTTCCTGCTATTTTTCCAGAAACTAATAACGCTTTGTGGCCTGAGTTTTGGGCTATAGAGGAATTAAACAAAGTTAAAGCATCACTACCAGTACAAAAATGGAATGCACAGTGGATGCAAACTCCAACCTCCGAAGAAGGATCTATTGTTAAACGCGAGTGGTGGAATCTATGGGAAGGTGAATCATTGCCGCCTGTAAGTTATATTATACAAAGTTACGATACTGCTTTTTCTAAAAAAGAAAACGCTGATTACTCGGCTATATCTACATGGGGTATCTTTAAACCTACCCCTGATTCACCTGATTGTATTATTTTGCTAGATGCACAAAAGGGACGCTGGGATTTTCCAGAACTAAAACGCATAGCTTATAACGAATATAAATACTGGGAACCTGATATGACCTTGATTGAGGCAAAAGCCTCTGGAACGCCTTTAACTCATGAACTTAGAAGGCTAGGCATACCTGTTGTTAATTACTCACCAACTAGGGGACATGATAAATCTACCCGTATGCACTCAGTAGCACCTATTTTTGAATCTGAATTAGTGTACGCACCACAAAAGAAATTTGCTGAAGAAATGATTGAAGAATGTGCTGCATTCCCTTTTGGTAAAAATGATGATTTGTGTGATACTATGACCCAAGCTCTCATGAGATTTAGAGAAGGCGGATTAGTTTCTCTTGATGATGATTATTCCGATGAAGCAAAAGCACCAGTTAGAAGGGTATATTATTAATGGCGATAGAAAAAGATATAAATCCAACAGTCCTAAACGAAGAAAACCAAATGTCTCTAGGGGACGAAGGTATGGAAGTAGCACTTGCGGCTATTGAAGAGGCTGGTACAGATGACTTTGTTATGCAAGAAGATGGTAGTGCCATTCTAGAATCTAGTATGCAAGAACAAATAGAAACTGGCTTTGATGAAAACTTAGCTGAATCTATGGACGATAGAGATCTAAGTAAGATTGCTAACGAACTTATGGATGGCATAGAAAAAGATAAGTCATCTCGTGAAGATTGGGAAAATACATATACAGACGGCTTAAAGTATTTAGGCATGAAGGTTGATGATGAAAGATCAGAACCTTTTGCAGGAGCTTCAGGAGTTGTTCATCCATTATTAGGCGAAGCAGTAACAACTTTCCAAGCACAAGCTTACAAAGAATTGTTACCTTCTGGTGGTCCTGTTAAAACACAAGTTATTGGTGCTTACGATTCTGCTGTAGAAGAACAAGCACAAAGAGTAAAAGAATTTATGAACTATCAGATAACTCACGTCATGGAAGAGTTTGATGAAGAGTTAGATCAAATGTTGTTTTACCTACCTCTAGCAGGTTCAGCATTTAAAAAGATTTACTATGACGAATCAATAGGTAGAGCTGTTTCTAAGTTTGTAGCACCAGAAGATCTAATAGTTCCTTACTACACAACTGATTTAGAATCATGTCCTAGAATTACTAATGTTATTAAAATGCCAGAGAATGAGGTTAAAAAGTTACAAGCCTTAGGTTTTTATAAAAAAGTTGATGTTGACATGGGTGGTGATAACCAAATTTATTCTGAAGCAAAAGAAGAAATAAACAAATTATCAGGTATGGAGCCTTCTTACGATGATGGAGAAATATCCTTATTGTATGAAGTGCATTGCAATTTAGAGCTTGATGGTTTTGAAGACATTGGTCAAGATGGTGAAGCTACTGGAGTAAAACTTCCTTACATAGTTACACTTGACACAGGCTCTAGTGAAGTATTATCTATACGTAGAAACTTTAAAGAAGAAGATCCATTAAAAAATAAAATAGAATACTTTGTGCACTTTAAGTTTTTACCAGGTTTAGGGTTTTATGGCTTTGGTTTGACTCACATGATAGGTGGCTTGTCTAAAGCATCTACTTCTATTCTAAGACAGTTAATTGACGCTGGTACTCTAGCTAATTTACCTGCTGGTTTTAAAACTCGTGGTATTAGAATTAGGGATGAAGACACGCCAATACAACCAGGCGAGTTTAGAGATGTTGATGCTCCGGGTGGATCATTAAGAGAATCAATCCAGCCATTACCTTTTAAAGAACCTAGTGCTACTCTTTTAAATTTACTAGGAATATTAGTAGATGGTGGTAAAAAGTTTGCATCTATTGCTGAAATAAATACAGGTCAAGGTAATCCAAACGCACCTGTAGGCACAACTTTAGCACTACTTGAAAGATCTACTAAAGTATTATCTGCTATACACAAAAGACTACATAATTCACAGAAGAAAGAATTTAAACTATTAGCACAAGTTTTTAAAGAGTACCTGCCACCAGAGTATCCTTACAATATTGCTGGCGGTAATGCACAAATAAAGTTACAAGACTTTGATGAAAGGGTAGATATAATTCCTATATCTAATCCAGATGTATTTAGTCAATCTCAAAGAATTGCTATGGCTCAAGAAATGATGCAGTTAGTGCAATCAAATCCAGAAGTTCATGGACCTAATGGTGTATATGAGTCATATAAAAGAATGTATGCGGCCATAGGTGTAGATAATATAGAAAAAATATTAACACCTCCGCCCCCAACAGAGCCAAGTCCGCTAGAAGCAGGTTTTGAAAACAACAAACTTTTACTAGGTCAACAAGCTCAGGCTTTTGCTCAACAAAACCATGATGCTCATATAGCAACACACATGGCTATACTTAATACGCCACCAGTTCAAATGAATGCACAAGTGCAAGCTTTAATACATTCACACATAATGCAACATTTACAAATGAAAGCAGATAGCTTGGCTGAACAACAAATGCCACCAGAGGCTGTGCAACAATTCCAACAGTTGCAACAACAAGCCCAACAAGCTAATCCAGCAGAGAGTCAACAAATAATGCAACAAGCAAGCGATATACTTGCTCAGTTTTCAGCTCCTATTATGGCAGAACTTATTACAGAGTATAGTCAAAAAGTTGCAGATCCTAGTGACGAAGATCCATTGGTTTCTATTAGAAAACAAGAACTCGCACTAAAAGGTCAAGAACTTTCTATGGAACAACAACAATTCTTACAAGAAGAAAAACGTAAAGCTTTAGATGCTCAAAGAAGAGTTAATGTTGACAAAGAAAGAATAGGATCTATGGAAGATATAGCAGATTTAAGAGATGAAACTGCTAGAGCAAGGCTAGAACAACAAGCTCGTTTTAAATTATTAGAGTTGCAAAATCAAAAATAAACCTTGCAAAATTAAAAATGACACAACATAATAAAACACATGTATAAAAGAACAGACATAAGTCAACAAAAAACACCAAAAGTATTAAAAAATAAAAACAGCTATAGTAATAAAGGCAATGCACCTTTAAAAACTAAAGCAGGTACTTTTTCAACAAGCACAACACCAAAGCCTGGCATGGGAAAAGGGAAAGCTAGAGGTATGGGTGCTGCTGAATTTGGTGGTAAATTTTCAGGCATTTATTAATGTCGTCAATTTGGCTTGCTGAAAAGTTTATAAAAGAACTTGAAGCAAGAAGAGAAGATACGAAGGATGCTATGTTATCTGGTTGTAAAGACTTCTCTCAGTATGAACATCTGCGTGGCCGTTACAGTTCTCTAGCCGATGCAGAAAATATTTTTAGAGAGCTGCTAGGAAAAATACAAGAAGATGACGAAGATACACATACCTGATCACGTAGCTAAAGCAATAGAGTCAGAACAAAAAACAAAACCCGAACAAACAACTCCAATTTCAGACACTTTAGAAACTCCAGAGAATAATGCTTATGTGCAAGGATCAGCTAGAGTTTTAGATCCTACTTTATTAGAACAAAGTTTTTTAGATCGTATGCCTCAACCAACAGGTTGGCGTATTTTAATACTGCCTTACAAGGGTAAAGCGGTTACAGAAGGCGGTATCCATTTAGTACAATCAACAGTAGATAGAGAATCTTTAGCTACTGTAGTTGGCTATGTGGTAAAAATGGGTCCTGACTGCTATGCAGATGCAAATAAATTTGCTCAACCATGGTGTCAGGAAAAACAATGGGTATTGATAGGTAGATATGCTGGTGCTCGCTTTAAGTTGGGTGATGAGTCTGAATGCAGAATCATTAACGATGATGAAGTGATAGCTACCATAATGGACCCTGACGATATTCTTGCAGTATAAGGAGCAAAAAATGGCAGAAGAAAACGCAAAATTAATAGAAGAAACAGAAATAGAAGAAGGTGAAATTGTTGAGCTAGATCCTGTTGAGGATGAAAAACCTCAAACACAAATTCCTATGGAGTCTGTTGATAAGGAAGCTGAAACAAAAATAGAAAATGTTTCTGATACACCAGAAGAAAAACAAGAAGAAGAGTTAGAAGATTATTCTAAAAGCGTACAAAAAAGAATAAACAATTTAACTAGAAAGCTAAGAGAAGCAGAAAGAGGTCAAGAATCTGCATTTGAATATGCACAAAAAACTTCTGTTGAGAATCAACATCTAAAACAAAAAAGTTCAAACTTAGATAGATCTTATTTAATGGAAGCAGAAAATAGGCTCAAGTCTCAAAAACAACAAGCCATGTCTGCATTAAAGTCAGCACACGAAGTACAAGACTACGATAAGGTTGCAAAAGCACAAGATGTTTTAGCAAAAATAGCTGTTGAAGAGAATAAAGTCTCTACATCAAAAATGCAGTTACAACAACAACCTGTACAACAAACAATACAGCCTGCACAACAACAATACGTTCAACAAGAACAACAATTTAAATCTCCGCCAAAGTTAGATGAAAAACAAGAAAAGTGGGTAGACAACAATTCTTGGTTTGGTGAAGATGAAATTATGACACTTGCAGCTTTTTCTATAGATCAAAAGTTAGTACAAGAAGGTTTTGACCCTAAGACTAATGACTACTACAATGAAGTTGATAAAAGATTACGACATGAGTTTCCACACAAGTTTGATGAGCCTTCTAACCAATCGAAGCCTCAACAAAAGGTGGCCTCAGCAGGCAGAGTAGCTGGTAATACTAGCTCAAAAAGACAAGTTAAGTTGTCGCCAGCAGAGGTTCAAATGGCAAAAAGATTAAACGTACCCTTAACAGAGTACGCAAAATATGTTAAAAGGTAATAGACATGACAGAAAATGACAACAAAGATTTAAACAGAACCTCGCGTTCTGCCGACACTCGAGCAAAAAAAGAAGCTCGCAAACCATGGAGCCCGCCATCATTATTGGACACTCCTCCTGCACCTGAAGGTTATACTTACAGGTGGATTAGAGCCGAAACTTTAGGCGTTGAAGATCATAAAAATTTAACTGCAAGATTGAGCGAAGGTTTTGACCTAGTTCGAGCTGAAGAGTTAGATGATTCTCAACAAGATCGATACGATACCCTAAAGCAAGGCAGACATTCAGGAGTAGTATCACGTGGTGGTTTGCTATTGGCTAAGATTCCGAATGAAACTCGTGAAGAGAGGAACTCCTACTACGCTTCACGCGCCAAAACACAGCAAGACGCTGTGGATAACGATATGATGAAGGAATCAGATCCAAGTTCTCCGATGTTAAATCCTCAGAGATCAAGCAAAGTAACTTTTGGTGGTGGTCAGCGAAGTTGATCATCAATACTTAATAGAATTATAAATTATAAGGTGACTTATTATGGCTAACAAAGATGCCCCATTTGGAGCAAGACTTGTAGGTAAATTAGGTTCTGGCGTTGCCAACGGTGGTACAACAGAATATAAAATAGCTACAGGAGCTTCGGGGAATATTTTTTCAGGCGATTTGGTAAAAATGCTTAATACTGGTACTATTTTAGTAGCAGCAGCTGGTGATGAATCAGTAGGTATTTTCAGAGGATGTCAGTTTACTAATAGCAGCGGTGACGTTGTTTTTAGTTCTCACTTCCCAGATGGTACCGTTTCAACTGATATCGTGGCTTTTGTAGAAGACGACCCTAATGCTGTATTCGAGATTCAGAGTGCTGGTTCTCCAGCTCAAACTGATGTCGGTTTGAATGCAGACATTGCTTATACTGCCGGATCTGTGAAAACAGGTATGTCAGCATTAGAGCTTTCTGGGACGACCGCTGCAACGAC